TCGACTACGTCGCCGTCGCCCCGTAGGAAGGACCACACCCATGACACGCAGACTGTACGGCTGCACGCCGGCCGACTTCACGATCGCACCGGACGGGGCGCTGGTCCCCGGCGCCACGGTGTCGGTGTACGACGCGCGCACCGGCGGCGCGAAGGTCGCAGACCTGACCGACCTGGCCGGAGCGCCGATAGCCGAGCCGACGTCCGACACCCTGGGGCTGGTCGCGTTCTTCGGCCCCGACGGGCTGGACAAGACGCTGTGGCTGGACACCGGCATCGGCCAGCGGCTGGCCATCAAGCCGGTCGACCCGCCGCGGGCACCGCTTCGACTGGGCACCGTCGCGGCGGGCCCGGCGGCCGGGGCGGCGTTGAACGGTGACCCGGTGGCCGGGTACACCCTCGACCTGACGATCCCGGGGGCCGGGATCGCGTCGATCGGCACCGCACAGTTGGCCGACGGCGCGGTGACGCTCGCGAAACTCGCCGCGGACGCGCATATGATCCGTGTCACCCACCCGAACACCGACGACAAGTTGGTGGAGGTGAGCGACGGGACCGCAGCATGGCACCGGATCTACTACGACTCCGGGTCGCGCGGCGGGCTCACGCTGGAGGGTGGCCTCGCCGCGACGTCCAACTCGCGGCTGCGGCGGGTGGGCAGCACGGTCACGCTCTCGATGGAGGCGGACTTCACCGCTATCAACGCGCTCGGCTCACATCCCATCCTCAGCGTGCCCACGGGCTTCAGGCCGTCATTCATCTATCTGCCCAACGCCGTTTACGGCGCGAACGCCGAAGCCGTGGTCAACACCTACCTGAATGGTGCTGCAGTCCTGACCGTGACACTGGGTGCCGCGTTCCGCGAGCCCGCCTACGTCCGGGCCCACTGGACATGGGTGACCGCTGATCCGGTGCCCACCAGCCTGCCCGGCACGAGAGTCACGGCAGGCGCATGACACGCCCGCACCGAGGGCTGCTGCTCGCCGCGGCCGCACTGTCACTGCTGTCGCTGGCGATCCCGTGGACCCTGTCCGGGCAGATCAACACCTGGGAGCGGATCGAGTTCGCCGCCGGGGCGGTCGCCCTGATCCTGCTGCCCTGGCATCCGCGCATCGCATGCGACATCGGCGCGGTCGTGTGGATGTCCGCCGTCACCGACTACCTGGTGCAACTGGTGCTCGGCACCCGCGACCTGTCCACCGACCCGGGTCTGGTCGCCGGGATCGGCACATGGGCGGTGTCCAGCAGTCTGTTCCTGTTCGTGGCCGGGGAGGTGCTGCACCTTGACAGTGAGCGGCGGGCTGGTCGGCGCCCTTGAGAACTTGTTCGGCACGGCGCTGGCGGTGGCCGCGCTGATCGTGGGCCGGCGGCTCGAGCACCGCTACGCGTGGCTGCTCGACGACGACGACCATCCGAGACACGACAAGGAGGACGACGATGCCACTGGACCCTGAGGTGCCCGACTACCCGACCGTCACCGAGCACGACATGGTCGGCCCGCACAACCCGGCCGACCTGCTGCCCGGCGACGTCGACCTCGCGGACGACCCCGACGAAGCCGACGAGGACGACGACGTGCTGGAGGACGAGCAGTGAGCCGGCCGAGCAACGAGACCATCCGGCGGAATGTCCGCGCACAGCGCGACCGGCGCGGCTGGAAGGAGCCGGGCCATCTGCGCTACGGGATGTGCTTGTGGTCCTGCCAGGAGCTCATGGCGTGGGCCGGGACGACACACGTCCAGCCGTCGGCCATCGCCTTCTGGCGCAGCGTGCAAGGCTCGGAGCACGCGCACCGCAAGCCGCGCGTCGGCGATCTGGTGTTCTGGGCCGGTGGCAGGTTCGGTCACGTCGCCATCTACATGGGCCGTGGCAAGATCATGAGCAGCGACGTCTTCGGCACGGGCACGCACCGGGTCGGGGACTTCGACGCGCCGGCCCGCAAGTGGGGGCAGCATTACGCCGGCGCGTGGACCCCGCCCGGGCTACGCGGCCCCGCGCCGAAGGCGCAGCGCCGGCGCCGGTAGTCGCAGCACCCCCCTTTGAGCGAGAAACGCCCCCGTCTCCCCAGGAGACGGGGGCGTTTCGCCGTTGGTCCGGGTGTCAGTCGAGGGGGGCGAAATCCGTGGGCTCGTTCAGCTGCTCGACGCACAGGTCGATCTCCGCGCCGGTGAGCAAGTTGACGTCGTCCCGGGTGTACGTCGTCCCCGCGTCGATCAGCGAGCCGACGACTGCGATCGCGTCGTCGAGGCCGTAGCCCCGCGACACGATGATGTCCACCGCCTCGTCAGCGGTGTGGACGTCGGACGCCGGTGCCACCGTGAACGCGTCGGTGTAGCCGCCGTCGTTGGTGATGTCGCTGACCCGAATCCATTCCGGGCGGAGCGCCGCGTCGATGTCGGCGGCCCACTGGTCGCCGTCGAACGGGACCTCGCCCCCCTCCTCGCAGGCGTGGGTGAAGTCGTGGGCCGTCGTCGTCATTCGCACGACCTCCGGGCACTCCGGGTCGGTGGCGATCTCGATGCCGACGCTGTTCCAGTCGTTCGCGGATGCTGTCGCGGTGGCGGCGTAGGTGGTAGTCATGTTTTGAACTTGGCTCGGGGGGGGCATTATACAGATGCAACGAACGAACGAAGGGAACCCAAACCGGGGCAAGGGTGTGACGCGCGTCACGCGTCGTGGCCGACCCGCAGGCAGTGCGAGTAGTAGGCCGGCCACAGACTCTCCGTGAGCCGGACGGCGTAACTGCGGCCGCACGTGTCGCAGCGGACCAGGTCGATCGACGGGGAGTTCATGCATCCAGTGTATATCAAGGGAGTGTCGCCGGTCATGCAGCCCGCGCAACATTTGCGCAAGCCGCGACGCATTCCACGCGCTGTGTGCTAATATTATGCGCATGGAGCAAACCCTGAGTGGCCTCGTAGCCGCGAACGTGCGGGCCGAGCTGGCTCGCATGAAGATCGGCCAGTCGGCGCTCGCCGACCGGTTGGCGTTGTCACAGGCGACGGTGTCACGACGCCTGTCGGGAGAATCCGCGTTCGAGCTCGACGAACTGCCGGGGGTCGCGGACGTGCTGGGCGTGCCGGTTCTCGCGCTGATGTCGGCGACGTCGGGGGAGGACGAGGCGTGACCGAATTCTATTCCGCCGGCGTCGCCCACCGGCCCGAGCGCGGCGGCGGCTTCCCCCTCGCCGTCACCCGCGAGCAGATCGAACAGCTCACGTTGTTCTGCGACGGCTGCCATCAGCGCACCCACTGTGCGGGGGTGGCCCCGTGAAACAGCGCGAACAACTCTCCTCCGCACTGCGACTGCTCCTCGACTCCGGCGACATCACCCCGCAGGGCGCGCGCATCATCCGAAAGATCCTCGACGAGCCCGCGGCCGTTATGGACGGCACCCGATGATCGGCACGGCCATTCTCGCCGCCCTCGCCCTCGTCGGTATCGCCACCATCGCCACCATCCTCGGTATGTGGCTCGTCAGCTACGAACGGCCGCCCGCCTGCCGCTGCGGACAGTGGCTCGACGACCCCGACAGCGGACTTGCCCTGCCGTTCCTCGATCTGGACATGCTGCACGATCGCCGCCTCTGCCAGCCGTGGCAGGAGTGCACGACTGAGACGGGCAACCCCCGGCGGTTGGAGGAGTCGTGATCCTGGACGACTGGCCGGAAACCCCCGGTCATCGGGTGGTCGAGTACGGGTGGTGGGACAGCGATAATCTCATGAGCCGCTGCACGTGCGGGTGGATCGGGCTGCGACGCACCCAGGCCGGTGTCGAGACGGTGTGGGCGGAGCATGTCGTCGATCAGAGGCGTCTCGCGGAACGGCTGCGGTCTTGACGTGGATCCCGCCGGATGACGAGCACGGCCCGCGGCTGGCGTGCGACCAGTGCGGTTGCGGCGCGACCGTCGACCCGTGGTCGCCCGGCCGCAGGTTGTGGCGCGACGAGTTCCACGCCGTCAAAGGCGCCACCGCCCACTACTGCCCCCAACACGCCGGGGTCCCCGACCGTGGTTAATGCGGCGAAACGCAAGGGCGACCGGGCGGAACTCGAGGTCGCGCACCTGCTGGCAGACCTGCTCGGGCTGCCCGTGCGCCGCAAGTTGGGCGCGGGGCGCCGCGACGACACCGGCGACCTCGACGGCATCCCCGACACCGTGATACAGGTCGCGCATTACACCGACCTGGCCAGGGCGCTGCGGGAGAAGGTGGACGCCTGCCGTGACCAGCAGGCCAGGGCGGGGGCGACGTTCGGGGCGGTCGCGCTGAAGTCGCGCTCGCACGGCTGGCTGTTCGTGCTGACCGCCGACCAGTTCGCCACCTACGTCCGGGAGGCGCTGTGACATGGCCTGGCACCGCGAGTACTGCCTCCACCGGCGGGACGGACGGGTGCGTTTCCGGATCGTCTGCGACTGCTGCCCCACCGAACCCCTCACACTCCTGTCCCGCACCAACATCGCACGGATCACCGCCCGCTGCGGGCACGGACCCTGGACCGGGTGGGACACCTGCCAGCACCTCGCATGACCAGCCCCACAACCGGGCACGCTACGCCCGCGGATGCCGCTGCGACGAGTGCCGGCGGGCGAACCGCGAATACGAACGGGAAAGGCATAAACGTCTCGCCCGGGAAGCCTGGGGCGCGGTCACCCCGGCACTCGTGGACGCCCGGCCCGCCCGCGACCATCTCGCGTTGCTCGCCGAGCACGGGATCAGCCCGGCCCGGGCCGCAGCGCTCGCCGGGGTCAGCGCGGCGGTCGTCGGGCGGCTCGTCGGCTGGGACACGTCCAGGCCGGCGCGTCGCGTCCGGCCGGCCACCCTCGCGAAGCTCCTCGCCGTCACCCCGCACCCGTCCAACGCCGACCCCGGCGCGCGGGTGTGCGGTGTCGGCACCACGCGGAAGTTGCAGGCGCTCGTCGCGCTCGGCTGGCCGCAGGCCGTCCTCGCCACACGACTCGGGCGGATCCCGACGAACCTGGGGAGGCTCCTCCACGCCTCCCAGCCGCGGGTGAACGCCGCGACGTGGCGGGCCGTCGACGCGTTGTGGGAGGAGCTCCAGGCGACACCCGGCCCGTCGACCCGTGCCCGCACCATCGCCGCGAAACGGGGGTGGCCGCCGCCGTTGGCGTGGGACGACATCGACAACCCCGACGCCCGGCCCGTCACCACCCGGACGCCCGCCCGGCGCACCAACGCCGCTCGTCTCGACGACCTGACCGACCTGCTCGCCTCGGGCACATCCGTGCACGAGGCCTGCACCCGCTGCGGCTGGAGCGGCCCCGACGCGGCATCCAGGGCTGCCTACCGCCAGGGGCGCCACGATCTCGTGCGGTGGCTCAGCCGCAAGACCACCACACCATGACCCAACACCACAGAAGGAGAACAACCATAAACAACCATATGAACGCTGTGAGCGGCTACACCGGGCCGGTCACCCGCCGCAACCGCGGCCGGTCGCACAGTTACGTCGACGCGAACGGGCGGCCCGTCCCCGGCGTCACCACACTCCTATCGAAAGGCCTGCCCAAACCCGCACTCACCAACTGGGCGGCCGGTGCCGCCGCCGACTACGCCGTCGACCACTGGGACACCCTCGCAGCCCTCGACCCGTCCGAACGGATCAAACGGATCAAGGCCGCACCCAACGCCGCCCGTGACGCCGCCGCGCTGCGCGGCACCCAACTCCACCGCCTCGCCGACCGGCTCGTCGCAGACGGGTCGCTGCCGGCCGACGCGGTCAGCGACGCTCAGCGCCCACTGGTCGACTCCTACGTCCGGTTCCTCACCGACTGGCGACCGGACGTCCTCGCCACCGAGGCGGCCTGCTGGAACTTGTGCCACGGCTACGCCGGCACCTTCGACATGCTCGCCACCCTGAACGGGCAGACGTGGCTGCTCGACATAAAGACGTCCAAGGGTGTCTACGGGTCCTACGCCTACCAGCTGGCCGCCTACGCCCACGCCGAGTGGTGGGACGACGGCACCGGCCCCGAGCCGATGCCACCCGTGGACCGGGCAGGCGCGGTGCATGTGCGCGCCGATGGCTACGACCTCATCGAGCTCGACATCAGCCCGGAAACCTTCCGGGCGTTCCTCTACATCGTCCAGGTCGCACACGCCGCCGACACCGAACACGACCTGGTCCACCCGCCCCTCGACCCACCCGGGAGAACAGTATGACCGAGATCGCCCTGCGCGACACCGACAGCGGCTACGGCCGGCTGACCGACATCGCCGCCCTGGCCGAGACGATCGCCCGAACGGAGTTCGTGCCCGACGCGCTGCGCGGCAAACCCGCCGCGGTCGCCGCGTGCATCATGTTCGGCCGGGAGATCGGCCTGCCCCCCATGACGTCACTGCAGAACATCGCAGTCATCCACGGCACCCCCACCCTTGGCGCCCGCATGATGCGTGCCCTGGTGCAGGCTGCCGGGCACGAGATCCAGGTCACCGAGACCACCAACACCAGGTGCAAGGTCCGCGGGGTCCGGGTCGACACCGGTCAGGCACTCGAGGTCGGGTGGACCCTCGACGACGCGAAGCAGGCCGGGCTGGTGAAATCCAGCTCCGGCTGGTCGCGCTACCCCCGCAACATGTTGCAGTCGCGGGCCACGAGCGAACTGTGCCGGCTACTGTTCGCCGACGTCGTCGCCGGGTTCGTCACCCCCGAGGAAGCCGGCGACGACACCACGGTCGACGACAGCGGAGCGACAGTCGTGGCCGCGACTGCCTCCGGCGACACCCCCGCCATCGCCGTCGCCTCACCGGTCGCCAAGCCGAAACGCCGCCGCAAGGCGGCCGCCGCGGCCCTACCGGCGGCACTGCCCGCAGCCACCCCCGACGCGCCCCCCCTGCCCGGGGAGGAAGGATACGACACCGTCGGCAGGGCCGCCGCCGATCTCGTCGCACAGTCCCCGGACGACACCGAGCCGACCGTAGCGCAGATCAAGGCCCTGTACACCGCCATGTCCGCGGCCGGGCTCGGCACCCGCGAGGACAAGCTGCGGTTCTGCAGCGACGTCACCGGCCGGACCATCACCAGCAGCAAGGGCCTCACCCGCGAGGAGGTCTCCACCTGCCTCGACACCCTGAAGTCCCTCGACCCGGCCGAAGAACGCCCCGGCGCGGACATCGTCGACCCCGAGACCGGGGAGATCGCCACATGAGTGACGACAACAGACTGCGGCTAGAGGTGGCTGGCATCCCCGTCCCGCAAGGCTCCAAACGGGTAGTCGCCGGACGGCTCATCGACGCCAACCAGGGGGCGCTGCGGCCCTGGCGCGCGTCGGTCACCGCCGCCTGCGCCCAGTCCATGAGCATCGCAAGGATCGCCGCCCCCATCGACGGTCCCGTGAGCGTCCACGTCGCATTCCGCATGCCACGCCCCAAGTCCCACTACGGCACCGGCCGCAACGCCGGGCAACTCAAGGACACCGCCCCCGTCCTGTCGGCCAGCAGGCCCGACCTGGACAAGAAGGAGTACGGGCTGCCGGCCGCGGGGATCACCGTGGGCTGGGGCTGACATGTCGTGGTTCAGACTCGACGACTCCGCCTACGACCATCCCAAGGTCGCGGGGCTGTCCGACGGAGCGTTCCGACTATGGATCACCGCCGGGCTGTACTGCTCCAAGTACCTCACCGACGGGATCGTCACCACCGCCACGCTGCGACTGTTTCAGGCCAAGCCCAAGCACTGCGACGAGCTGTGGACCGTCGGACTGTGGGAGCGAGTCCCCGAGGGCGGCTACCGGTTCCACGACTGGAGCGACTACCAGTGGACGCGCGAACAGGTGACCGAGCGCCGTCGCAAAGCCGCCGAGAAGAAGGCCAGGCAACGCGGCCATACGAACCGTGACCCGCAGACCGGACGGTACGCATGACCGTTGTCCCCACAGTCTGTCCCCACAGTCTGTCCCCCGGGGACGAACCTAGGGACTCCTCTGGGGAGTCCCTAGGTTCGTCGCTCCGTACCCATACCCATACCCATATAAACCCCCTATGCGAACCCTCCAACGTCAGTTCATGTTTATCCAAATGGGGGGGCGCGCCGTTGCCACTAACCAACCGCTCGAGCAACGCGAGGAAGTCCCCCCCAAATGACACACGAAGAGACCCGAAAGCTGCTGCGATTCATCGCCGCAGTCGACGGCCGCAAAGTCACCCGCGACACCGTTCACGCCTGGAACCAACTCCTCTCCGCCTGGACCTACGCCGAAGCTAAAGCCGCGGCCGAAACCGCCATCAAGAACAGCGCGGGCAAGTACCTCGAGATCGGCCTGATCATCGCTGTCCTGCGCGGGGAGCCGCTGACCCGACCGACCTCCGGATGTGATCACGGCGTCCCACGCGGCCAGTACTGCCACGACTGCACCCACGACCCCGACAACTCCGCCGCAGCCGCCCGCGAGATCCGCACCCACGGCGTCGTCTACCCCGGTGAGACAACCTGCCCCTGGGGCCACACCATCGACCACGCCATCGTCGACGCCAGGCGCCGAGCACATCGCCTGCCCACCTGCCAGGACTGCGTGCCATGAGCATCGACCGCGTCGACGACGCGACGCTGCACCATCCGTGTCCCTCAGAGCCGCCGGGGATACTTCAACGGTACGCCGCTCAGGGCGATTCTGAGGCCTCGAACGGTCGGGGGGTAGTTGGGTACGGGGATAGTGCTTACGAGCCTCACAGGGGGCCTCTACGGGCCTCTACGGGTGCCTCAGCGGAGGGCACGCCCGCATCACGCACCTCGACGGCAAGGTGCCCCTCGTGACCGCGCTGTGTCCACGCCACCCCGACGCCCTCGCCGACCCGGTGCTGTGCACCCGTTGCGCGGATCGGCTGCGCTGCGACCTGCGTGACCTGCGTGACCTGCTGCCGCACCTGCCCGCGCTGCGCGAACCCGGCAGAAGCGCGGGCGGCGGACCTCGACGCGAGCCGCCGGCACCGATCCGCCTCGACGTCGTCGACACCCTCGACGTCTTGGCCGCCGTCGTCGGCTCGTGGGCGCGGTTCGTCGTCGAGGAACGTCGACTGTCCACCGTGCCCGACACGACCGCCGGGGCGCTGACGCTGCTGTGGCGCCACGACCGGTGGCTGCTCGAGCACCCGGTCGCCGACGAGTTCGCCGACGAGATCGCAGACACGGCGCGCCGGGTGCGTGGCATCACCGGCGACAACCCGCCGCCGGCGCTCGGCCGGTGCCCCGAGCTGGTCGACGGCCACGACTGCGGCGGCCCGCTGCGGATCCAGCACACCGGCGACGTGCTGTGCGGTCGGTGCGGCGCAGCGTGGTCTGCGCTGGACCTGCCGCACATCCTGCGGGTCGTCGCACCCACCCGGCGCATCCCGCAGCCCGCCGGATGGGTCTGCGAGCGGTTCGGACTGGCGCCGGCCACGCTTCGCCAGTGGGTGCATCGGGGGCACGTCCGTCGCTACGCCGACGGCCAGGTCGACCTGCTCGACGTCCTGGCTCGTGTTGCGTGCGAAGACGGATGAAGTCTGCTACTGTCACGGGCAAGGACTCACAGTCATGCCCTGCGAAGCCCCAAGACCCCAAGCTCCGGCTTCGGCGAGTAGTGGTGGAGGTTGCGAAGATGACCCGCTGGGCCGGCGCGCTGGTTCGCCAGGCCCGCGCACTCCTGGAACCCACGCTGCCCACCGAGTGCGGCCGCTGCGGTTGGGTCGTGGAGGTCGGCGACCGGTGGGACGTCGGGCACGTCGCGGACATCAGGGTCGCGCCCGATCTGATGGCTGAGCCGAGCAACTGGCGCGTCGAGCACGCGTCATGCAACCGGCGCGCCGGGGCCAAGTACACCAACGCGGTGGCCGCGGCGAAGCGGCGGGCGGCTGATCCGCGGCTGACCAGCCGCGAGTGGGTGCGTGTTTTTTGACCAGGGGGCGGAAGCCGCGCGGGGGACGCTGAATTATCTCCGAATTGCGCCGAATATCGAAGGATCGGAGCGGATGTTGGCAGGGAAGGCGTGCGCCCGATGCGGCAATCCGCTCCCGGCGCCACATCCGGGGGCGGGCAGGCCCCGCAAGCTCTGCACGACGTGCAGCAAGCCCCGCACCAGAGCCCCCGCGCCGACGTGGACCCCGCCCGCGGCCGGTGCGAGCGTGACGGATGCGGTCACCGCGGAACTGCGTGCCACCGGGGTCGTCGGGTCGTCGGCCGGGCAGGCCGCGCTGGTCCTGGCCCGCAGGATGGACGGGGCCGGCGACGACGTGGGCGGGTCGGCGCTGGCCGCGCTGGCCCGCGCGCTGCGCGAGATGATGACCGCCGCGCTGGCCACGTCGACGCCCGCGGCCGACCCGCTGGACGAACTGCTGGCCCGACGTGAGCGCCGTACCGGCGCCTGAGCCGCGCGACCCCGCTTACCTGCGGGTGCCCGAGCGCACCTGCAGCGCCGGGGGCGACGTGGCCGACCTGGCGTCGTTGTGCGGGGTGAGCATCGACGACCACCAGCGGCTGATCCTCGACGCCACCTACTCGGCGCGCCGGGCGATGCCGTCGTACCGGACCCGGCGGTCCTGGGCCGGCTTCGAGTCGTGCGTGATCGAGCCGCGGCAGAACGGCAAGACCACGGCGCTGCTGTTCGGCGCCTTCGCCGACGCACTGCTGTTCGACGCCGAGACGGTTGTGTGGACCGCTCACCGGGGCCGGACGATGCGCGAGGCGTTCGTCTACGCCGAGCGCCTCGTGTCGGGCAACGAGTGGCTCTCGGCCAGGGTCCGCAAGGTCAGCCGCGAGAAAGGCTTCGAGCAGATCGAGTTCACCTCCGGCGCCCGCATCGTGTTCCTGTCGAGGTCCCGGGCGCAGGGCCGCGGCTTCGCGACCGTCGACGCGTTGTACCTCGACGAGGCGCTGTTCGTGGCCCCGTCGATGCTCGGCGCGACGATGCCGATGATGTCGGCGCGCCCGGCGGGCCGGATCGTGCACGCGTCGTCGGCCGGCGACTTGGACAGCCATGTGCTGCGCGGTGTCCGTGACCGGGGCCGGGGCGCGACCCCCGGCAGCCTCGCCTACGTCGAGTACTCGGCGCCGGCCTGCCCGGTCGCCCACTGCCTGCACGCCCCCGGCGCCCCCGGATGCGGGGCGGACGACCCGGCGTCGTGGCTGGCCGCGAACCCGGCCTGCCCCGAACGCATCGACCTCGACTACATCCGGGACGAACGCGCCGCGATGCCGCACGGCGAGTTCGTGCGGGAGCGCCTCGGCTGGTGGCCGGAACCGGCCGCGGGCCGGGTCATTCCGGCCGGGCATTGGGAGGCGTGCGCGTCGACCCGCACGATCGTCGGACGGGTCGCGGCGTTCGCCGCAGTCGCCCACGACCGGTCCTCGTCGGTGCTGGCGGTGGCCGGTGCGGCCGGCGGCACGGTGCAGGTCGAGGTGGCGCGGATGGCGCAGGGCAGCTGGTGGGTCGCCGACGCGGTCGCCGACCTGGTGGCCCGCCATGACGTTTCGGCCGTCGGTGTGCGCTCCAGTGGCCCGTCGGGGTCGCTGGTCGCACCGCTGAAGGCGGCGTGCCGCGCCGGCGGTGTCCCGCTATGGAAAGTCGGCCCCGCGGAGTTCTCCGGGATGTGCGGGGCGCTGCACGACGCGGTTGTCGACCGGCGGCTGTCCCACCGGGACGACCCGCGGCTCAACGAGGCGCTGGCCGCCGCCCGGCGCCACCAGGTCGCCGATGCGTGGGTGTGGGCCTCCGAGGGCGTGGAGGCAGACCCCGCCGCGCTGATCGCGGTGACCGGCGCGGCTGCGCTGTTCGACCGAACCGCTGAGGACGACTACGACCCGACCGCCTCGATCGGCTAGGAGGAAAGGCGACGTGCTGAGCACAGTGCTAGAACTGCTGGCCGCGGTGTGCCTGGTCGCCGCGGCGCTGCTGGCGTTCGGCCCGCCCGCCGGGCTGTTCGCCGCCGGCGTGTGCCTGACGCTGCTGGCCCTGGCCCTGGAGAGGAGCGGGCGTTGAGCGTGCTGTTCCGCGGGCTGAAGAAGCAGCCCACCCGGGTGGAGGACCTGATCCCGGACCGGGCCGCGCTCGGGGTGGACGTGGCCGGGGAGCTGTCGCTGGCGTCGGGGGTGCGGTGGGCGTGCCAGCGGCTGCGCGCCGACCTGGTGTCCACGATCCCGCTGACCGCCCGCCGGCTGGTCGCCGCGTCCGGCATCCACCAGGTGGTGGACCTGCCGCCGGTGCTGACCCTGCCGGACGGGGTGCATGACGTGTCTGACTGGCTGTGGATGTCGACCTTCGAGTTGGATGCCTACGGCAACGCGTTCGCGATCGTCGCCGAGCGCGATGACACCGGCCGCCCGGCGCGGCTGCGACCCGTGTCCGCCGAGGACGTCGGGGTGCACATACGCGACGGGGAGCTGGACCACTACACGGTGCGGGGTAGGCGCTACGAGCCCGAGCAGATGTGGCACGAGCGGCAGTACCCTGCGCCCGGCTCCCCGATGGGCATGAGCCCGCTGGCGTGGGCTGCGATGGCCCTGGGCGGGCACATGTCCGCGTCGCGGTTCGTCCGCGACTGGTTCGCGGGCAACGCGATACCGTCCGCGCACTTCAAGAACACCGCGAAGACATTGACCGGCAAGCAGATCGACGACATCAAGGCCCGCTACGCGCGCACGGTGCGCAACGGCGGGGTCCTGGTCACCGGCTCGGATTGGGACTTCCACCCGATGGGGGCCAGCGCGTCCGAGGCCGCGTTCACCGAGGCGCTGCGGGTCACCGGCCCGGAGATCTGCCGGTTCTTCGGGGTGCCGGGGGACCTGGTGGACGTCGCGATGGACGGGTCGAGCATGACCTACGCGAACGTGACCCAGCGCCAGCTCGGTCTGCTCACGATGCACTTGGGTCCGATGATCACCCGCAGGGAGCGGGCGTTCACCCACGATATGGTGCCGCGCGGGCAGACGGTGTTGTTCGAGACGGACGCGTTCCTGCGGATGGACCCGGTGACCCGGCGCAAGATGCTGGCCGACTCGGTCGCCGCGCGGCTGTCCACGGTCACCGAGGCCCGCCGCACCCTGGACCTGCCGCCACTGGACGCCGCGGATGTCGCGGAGTTCAACACCCTGTTCGGCGTCCCGCGCGACGCGTCGCCGACGCCGGGCGAACGTGCAGTGATCGGAATCGGAGGCAACTGGTGACTGAGAAATCCGCCCGCGCGGCGGCGATGACCCGCCGGGCCGCGCCGCGCACCCGGCGCCCGCCCGGCGCCGCGCCCACGTCCCGCGCCCACGTCCCGGCCCGCGCGGCGCTGCGGGTCGCGCCGTCCCCGGTGGACGGACTGCTGTCGTTCACAGGGACCGCCAGCGTCACCGAGACCCAGTACGAGATGTGGGACCACTTCGGCGCGTACACCGAGGTGGTGTCCGCCGGCGCGTTCGCGAAGACGCTGGCCCGCCCAGACCTCGACGTGCCGCTGGTCCTGGACCACGACCAGATGCGCCGGGTGGCCCGCACCACGGTCGGGTCGCTGCGGCTGTCCGAGACCGAGGCGGGGCTGTCGGTGGACGCCGACCTCGACCCCGAGGACCTCGATGTGGCCTACATCGTGCCGAAGTTGCGCGCCGGGCTGATCGACGAGATGAGCTTCGCGTTCTGGATCACCGACGGACAGTGGTCCCCGGACTACTCCGAGTTCCGGATCAACGAGGCCGAGATCCACCGCGGAGACGTCGCGATCGTCGGGTGGGGCGCCAACCCCTACACCGACGCCGGACTGACGCCCGAGCATCAGGAGCAGGAGTCCGCGCCCGAACCGCCCGACCGGCGGCTGCTGCTGCTCGACGCGGCGCTGGCCGTCCACACATCCCACCCCCGACGCAGTACCCCATCCCTCCGGAAAGGAAACCCATCATGACCCTCGCCGAGTACATCGCGCGCTGCAGGGGGCAGGTTGCCGCGGCGATCACTGCCCGCGAGTCCGCGCAGAACGCGGTGCTCGACCTCCGCTCGCGAGTGGAGGTCGGCGACTCCGCCGTGACCCGCGAGACGATCGCGGCGGCCGTCGCCGAGCGCGACAAGGCAGATCTGGCGCTGGACTCCGCGCGCGCCACCCTGGACTCCGCGCTGGCCGAGCAGGCCCGGGAGGACGAGATCGCCGCGCAGCGCGCGGTCATCACCCAGACCGCCGAGCCCGCCGAGCGCGGCTCCCGCGTGCACACCGGCGCGGAGGCCCGCACCTACACTCCCGAGTCCGACCCGAAGGGCCGGCGGTTCATCGCTGACGTGAAGCGTGCGCTTATCATCGGTGACACCGCCGCGCGCGCCCGGCTGGACCGCCACACCGCCCAGGAGGTCGCCGAGCGCGCACTGCAGGGCCAGTCGACCCGCGCCGGGGTCACCTCCGACAACGTCGCGGGGACGGTGATCCCGCAGTACCTCGTGGATTTGTACGCGCCGTTGGCCCGTGCGGCCCGTCCGTTCGCCGACGCCTGCCGCTCCCGCGACCTGCCCCCGACCGGGATGGTCGTCTACCTGCCGAAGGCCACGACCGGCACCACCGTCGACGAGCAGCTCACCGAGCTGACCGACGTTTCCGACACCTCCTACGACGACACGCTGCTGGCCGCGAAGGTGCGCACCAACGCGGGCAAGCAGCTGGTGTCCTACCAGGCGATCGACCGCGGCGACAGCACCGAGGACACGATCCTGGAGGACCTGCTGGGCGCCTACGCCACCGGCCTGGACGCGAAGTTGCTCAACACCGCCGCCACCGGACTGGACGCGGTCGCCACCGCGGTGACGTTCACGTCCGCAAGCCCGAAGGTCGAAGAGTTGGTGTCGAGGCTCGGCGCCGCCGCCGCGGCCGTGGAGCAGTCGCTGCTCAACCAGCAGGTCGGGGCGACCGCCCTGGTCATGTCCCCGGCGCGCTGGTGGTGGCTGGCCACCGAGCTGTCGCAGCAGCACGCCCTGGTCGCGCAGCCGAACACCTCGGACGCGGCGATCGGCAAGGTCGAGTCGTTGCTGTACGGCGGGGTCCCCCGCGGCTTCGTCGCCGGATTGCCGGTGATCGTCGACGCGAACGTGAAGTCGAACTTCGGCACGGGCACCGACCAGGACGCCATCTACGTCGTGGCGCTCAACGAGTGCCACCTGTGGGAGGACCCCAAGTCGCCGCTGTTCATCAAGACCGAGACCGGCCCCGACATGGGCAAGCTCGGCGTGAACATGGTG